ACTGGAACTAGTATTGGTGATGAATCACGTAATGGTAATACAGGAACATTAGTTAATGGCGCATCATTTAACGACTCAACACCATAAAAATATGAATAGATCTATACATAAATGGGTAATAATAACAAGTGATGAAGTGTCTGGTATAGATTTTTCAAAAGTAAGAGAAACATCTGCTAGCACTTTGAGATACAACAATGATAACACTAAAACATTTGTAAAATTTGAAGGTAATACACCAAGTTTTTTAAATGGTAAAACACAATATACTTACGCTCAAATAATTGCAATATTAAACGATGAAAATGGCGAATGGTATACCGAAGATGAATAAATAAATAATTAACTTAAATTAAATAAAATGGCAAAAAGAAAAACATCAAAAAAAGAAAAAATTGTAGATTTAAAACCTAAACCAGAGAAGGTAACTGATGAGCAGTTAACTAGTATACAGAATGCTGTAAACGGGGTTAGTAACCATCAAGTAGAGATTGGTAGAATGGAAACTAGAAAACACCAGTTACTACACAACTTAACTCAACTTCAAGATCAGTTAGTTCAACTACAGGAACAACTACATAAAGAATACAATACAATAGATATCAATATTGAAACAGGTGTTATAAACTATCCACCTGAAAACGTTAATCCACCAGAAAATGGCGAAACTAATAAGGAAGATTAGTATAGGTAAAGATTACAAAAATGATGCTATGCACTATGCTGTCGGGCAAGAGGTTTATGGTGGACATGTTATATGTAATATATTAGAGGAAGAGGATAAGTTTTCTATTTATATAAAAAAAGAGAAGGAGGTTTTACCATGGAAAGACTTTAATAAAAATATGGCGGTATCTGTAGAATATAACTTAGAGTACTAATGAAAAGTGTTTACAACTTTGTTGTAACACCAATAGGAGAAAGATATAACAACACTAAGAAAGTTGGTGATAAAGATCTTATATTAAACACTGAGATTTATAATCATCAATACGTAAACAGATTAGCTAAAGTTATATCAATACCTATTATTGGTGATACAGATATTAAACCTGGAGATGAAGTTATCATACATCACAACGTATTTCGTAGATGGCATAACATAAGAGGTATTGAAAAGAACAGTAAAAGTTATTTTGATGAAAATACTTATATAATAGCACACGATCAAATATTTCTATACAAAAGAAATGGCGAGTGGGTGGTGCCAAAAGGTTATTGTTTTGTAAAACCTTTAAAGACAAAAGATCAGTTTAATACTGATATTGAGATACCATTGATGGGTATTGTTAAATATTCTGATGGCACCGTTAAACAAGGTGACTTAATTGGGTTTAAACCAAAGATTGAGTACGAGTTTATTATTGACGGTGAGAGAGTATATAGAATTTTATCTAATCTTATAACTATTAAGTATGAATATCAAGGAGACGAAGAAGAGTATAATCCAAGCTGGGCAAAAAGCTGTTGACGAATTAATTAAAGTCGCTAAAGAACCGATTGTAGATTCAGACGACGATATATCAGCAGATAGATTGAAGAATGCTGCTGCTACTAAAAAACTAGCTATATTTGACGCGTTTGAAATACTTAGTAGAATCCAAGAAGAAGAGAGTTTGCTTGAAGGTAAAGATCCTGAAGAAAAAAAAGAAAGAGTGTTTAAAGGGTTTGCAGAAGGAAGATCGAAATGAGTTACAAGCAAACATTATTTAAAATAATAGAACCTATTAAACGTACGACTATAACCCGTATGAATAGAGGTAAAAAATGGAAATATGGATACAATAAAGAGCATGATATTATCGTTATATCAAAAACTGGAAAGATTGGGGAAATCTATGAAATCCAAAATCTGCGAATTGGCTTGCCGTTGGAACCAGTGCAAATGCACTTGCGGAAAGAGGGCAAATGGGTAAAACAAGAGTATCCTAAAGATTTAAATAGAATTAAAAATATTTTTGATTGGAGAAATTATCCTGACGAAAATAAAGAACAATGGTATGATTATATAGACGAAGAGTTTAAGAGAAGAGACGAGGGTTTTTGGTTTAACAATAACGGTAAAGCAACTTACATAACAGGTACGCACTACATGTATCTTCAATGGAGTAAGATTGACGTTGGTGCCCCGGACTTTAGAGAGGCAAATAGATTGTTCTATATATTTTGGGAAGCTTGTAAAGCTGATAAAAGATGTTATGGGATGTGTTACTTAAAGAACAGGCGCTCAGGATTTTCGTTTATGTCATCTGCAGAAACAGTTAATTTAGCTACTTTAGCGAGTGATAGTAGATATGGGGTGCTTTCTAAAACAGGTGCTGATGCTAAGAAGATGTTTACTGATAAAGTTGTACCAATTAGCATAAATTACCCTTTCTTTTTTAAACCGATTCAAGATGGTATGGATCGACCTAAAACAGAATTAGCATATAGAGTGCCAGCTAGTAAGTTTACGAGAAAGAAAATTACAGCTAATGAAAAACTGGAAGAGTTAGA